AGTTCTGATAGTGAGCGTTCAGAATCAAATTCAGAGGCAGAGTCAGGTAACACAGAAACTCGTAATGAGTCTCAAGGAACATTTGGTGCTGGTTTAGGAATGAATGAGCCTGAAGAACCTCCGGTGCAACCTTCCGACCCACCATTAGCGCCTATAGGGCAGAATGAAATAAATCCAAATACTGGAAATTTCATAGGTATAACAGGAGAAACACAATTACCTACGTTTGCAGGTTAAGATTAAAAGGTGAAAAATGCGTGATTTAGTTAAAACATCAGGACAATTAAAATCTGCGAATCCCATGACAGGTGGCGCAGGAATGGGATCGCCTATCATTGCAACAGTAAAAGATAACATCGATCCTACACGTTCAGGTAGAATACGAGTTCTATTATCAAACAAATTACCTAACGATCCGGATAGTAGCAAAAACTGGATCACAGTGAGCAAACTAAGTGCATTTTCTGGATCTACTGGCGGTAGTAGCGGATCATCTGGTAGTGGAAGTTTTAAGACTAATCCTAGCAGTTATGGTATGGCTAGCAGTCCTCCTGACATAGGTAGTCAGGTACTTTGTATATTTGCTAATAATGATATCAATCAGGGATTTTATATCGGTGGCGTACCCAGTGCTAGTGAGATGCATAGTGTTCCTGTAGCAGGTGCAGCGACAGATAATGTTGTGCCTAATGAAGGAGAAGCAAACAGCTTAGGTGGAGCACCTAGATTACCTGTCACTAATTTCAATAACAACAACAGCGAGAGCAGTCAAGGTAATTTTAATGATCAACCTAGACCAGTGCATAGTAGCAGTGCGGCTATACACGCACAGCAAGGTACAGTAAGAGACGCAGTAAGAGGACCAAGCGGTAGTAGTTCAGCACGTGATCCTGTGAATCGTGTTGGTTTCGGTGTCAATACTCCAGGTAGACCTATCTATAAAGGAGGATACGATGACACTAGTATCGCTCAAAATCTAGATCCTAGCAAAGGAGATCAGCTATCAGTAGAATCTCGTAGAAACGGTCATAGCATAAGCATGGATGACGGTGATCTTGTTGGTAGAGATCAGGGCATGACTATACGTTCTGCATTGGGCCATCAGATAAAGATGAGTGATGATGGACAGACTCTAATGATATTGCACAGCAATGGACAGAGTTATGTTGAATTAGGTAAAGAAGGTACTATAGATATATTTGGAACTAATAGCTTCAATGTAAGAACACAGGGTGATATAAATCTACATGCTGATAGAAACGTTACTATACATGCTGCTGAAAATCTAAACTTACAGGCAAAAAACATACAGATAAACAGTGAAGAAGCTACTAAGGCTAGAGCAGGCACTGATATTTCTATATCGGCATCTGCTAAGATGACAGGGCTTTCAGGTGGACCTATAGCTTGGCAAGCTAAAGGAGAAGCCAGTCTTGTAGGTGGTGGACAGACCTTTGTTAATGGTAGCAAAGTAAATCTTAATAGTGGAAGTCCAAGTGAGACTCCCGAACCAGTATCACCTATCCCTCTAGTCGCACACACAGATACATTGCATGATGCAGACAAAGGATTTGCCGGCGCGCCAGGTAAACAGCTTAGTACAACAAGCAGAATGCCTACACATGCTCCTTTTGCAGGTGCAGGTCAAGGTGTAGATGTCAAGAATAGTCCTAACGCAAGTGACAATCTTCCGCAACCTGCATCTCCGAGTACAGGTGCTGCTAATCAAGCAGCAGCAGCTACTAATCCAATACCACCTGCGGTCGCAACTATGGCTTCTGCACCTGCAGGTATTCCTTCTATTAGCGATGCGATGAATATGAATGTGACTGCCGCATCTATAGCGCAAGTCGCTACAGCAGCAGCATCGGGACCTCTAGCGAGTGCAGTAAAAGCCGGAGCAGGTATTATAAAAACAGCACAAGGAGCTATAGGTGCAGTAGGAAGTCTTGGATTAACACCTTCACAGTTAGATTTAGGTGGTGCATTGAAACCCGGCGCAGGAATACTAGTTAATGCTATGATTCAAGCTGGTAAACCTATGAAACGTTCTATGCCAAACTCTGTGTTTTCTGGTAAGATACCAGGAGCTACGAGCTTAGACGCAATGATAAAATCTCCTAGCGCACAGTCTACTACACTAGTCAATACTATGAAGAAAGCACAGAGTGCCTTGACAGTAGTCGGTGCGATATCAGGTAGAGAAGCACCAACTCAGATTTCAGGTTTAGTACATGCTGCTTCTACGGTAGGTTTAGGACCAACATTAGCCGCAGTTCACAGTGTAACTTCACTTGCTAAAACAGCTAGCAATGTTTTAGGAGCAGCATCTGTTTTACCTTCAGGTGCATCAGCCGCGGTAAGTGCATTTGCAGGCTCTGCTAGTATGGCTAGTGGATTGATTAGTAACATAACTTCGCCTTCTGGGTTGATAAGCGGCGCAGCAGGGATAACTAATTCACTGAGCGGATCACTTAGTGGAGCATTGGGAGGTGCAGCAGGATCTGCTAAAGCAGCATTGTCTGCTATAGGTGCAGGAGGTGCAGCAGCGCAATTAACCGAATCTATTGGTGGATTAGGAGGAATACAAGCAGCTATGACATCTATGGGAACTGTTCCCACTTTATCTGGTCTGATAGATAAGGTAGAAGGTGTAGCAGCCTCAGCATTCAATGCAGTTAAAAATAGCTTTAAACCACTAAAAGCCGGGGTCCCGCAAAATCTCACACAGATCGCAAAAGATAACGCTGCTGAAGCAGCAAGCATGGCAAACATGACTGGATCTCAGTTAGGTGGTATTGGTAATAGCTTGAGTGGATTAGCCGGTGGAGCGTCTGGCTTGACAGGTGCCTTAAGCTCTATAGCAGGCGGCGCTAGCGGAATATCAAGTATATCAGGATCGCTCGGTGGTGCTACTAGTTTACTTTCAGGTTTAAACAATTCTGTTTCTAGTATAACCGGGGCATTGAAAAATGCAAGTAGGGCAGTTTCGGCTATATCAGGTGTTACCGGTAGCAGTGCATTAGGTAATATAGGTGCAGCATTATCAGGTGGTGCGGCACTGACTAATTTAATAAGTAGAGTAGGTGGGAGCCCATTAAACATGACTACCGGCGGGATCAACAACGCTATACATAGTGTACAAGGGTTGGTAGGTGTCTCAAAAACAAACAGTCACAATGATATATATAGAGCAGCACAGGTAATAAACAGTGGTTCTATAGGTTCATTAAGCTCGCATCTAGCTAGCGGTATAAGTAATTTGCCAGGTGGTATAAACACGATTGCTAGTGTAGTAAATAATGCTCCAGGAGCTACTAACGTAATACCAGGAGCAAGTTCATTAGCACCGTTGATTAAAAATGCTACATCTGGATTGATGAATGGATTAGGTACAGTAGCGAGTGTGTCAGGAGCTGTAAACAAAGCTATAGGAGGGCTATCTAATCTAGGTGGAGGTCTAGGTGGATTATCTGGTGGCATATCAGGAGCATTAGGTGGACTAGCAGGCGGGAATCTAGGAAAATTAGGTGGACTTACGTCATTAGCTACCGCAGGCTTGCCAGTAGGTGCTATAGCACAATTACAATCAAGTATCGCAAGCCTAGCAGGTGGAAATCCAAGCACAGTATCATTGCCTAGTATAGGTTTCAATACATTGAGCAGAGATCAAATCAGCGGACAAGTAGATAAGATATTAGGTGATAAAGGAATACCTTCGCCCAATCTTACAGGATCTATACCAGAATCTGCAAAACAATCATTAGACTCTAAGGTAGAAGGTCTCAACAAACAGTTCAATCAATTAGCAAAGAAAGCACAAGATTTCCGCGTTCAAGATCAAAAACTAATGGCAGAGTTCTTGAGCAAACGTGATCAATATGGTGCTAATGATCCTAATACAAAGTCAGCACAAGCGGCATGGAAATCACATGCTAATAGCGCAGAATGGATCAATATACAGAAGCAGATCGAAAATCTCACAGGGTAAGATCATAAATACATTATGAGGAAGATATGGCACAATATATAGGATTTAGCACAGTTAGAGCTTGTTTACCGTTAGCTACTAATCAACAACTCCAGATAGGTGATGTTGATTATGTCAATAATAATTATGTTGATAAAAACGGTAACCCTATCAGCATCAATGGATATGGTATTCCTGCAGGATTAAATGCGAGTACTGGTAAAAAATTCACATTAACTGACATAGATTTAGTTGTCCAAGACTTTATCAATCTATTGAATATACCAATTGGTTCTATACCCGGACGACCAGATTTTGGTACTACTATATGGAATTTCATTTTTGAACCAAACACGGATGATACTGTCCAGCAGATACAAGATGAGATAAAAAGATTAATAAGTTTAGATTCAAGGATAGTACTTGGTTATGTCAGGGCTTTTCCTCAGAATAATGGTATCTTATTAGAAACTCAGATAGCCGTACAACCATATAATAATCCTACTAGCTTAAGTATAGCTCTTAGTAGAAACACTAGGTTAGCAACAGTCGTATAATTCAAAAATCCACTTTTTCGTTTATGATAAATATATCATATACAAAAGAGTGTAACTATGGCAACAAGCTCAAGACAAGGTGCATTATTCGGTCTCAATGATTGGAAAACTTTCTATAAGACTTTCAATCAAGCAGATTTTAAAAGCTATGATTTCGAAACACTGCGAAAAGCTTTCGTAGACTACCTACAGCTTTATTATCCAGAAACATTTAACGATTTCGTGGGGTCAAGCGAATATATCGCTTTGATGGACCTAGTAGCATTCATGGGTCAAGGTCTTGCTTTCCGAAATGATCTAAATGCCCGTGAGAATTTTATCGACACTGCTGAACGTAGAGACAGCGTGATAAAGTTAGCCACTCTGGTTGGATATACACCAAAAAGAAATCTTGCCGCCCAGGGATTTTTAAAACTAACTGGGTTAAACACTACACAGAACATACAAGACTTGAACGGTACTAATCTGAGCAACCTAACCATATTATGGAACGATCCTGCTAATCCTAATTGGTTAGAACAGATGAACACTATATTAAATGCTGCACTAGTTAATACTCAGAAGATAGGTAAACCGGGCAATAGCCAAGATATTCTAGGAGTCACTACTAGCGAATATAGCGTAGCTATCCCTCCAAACGCATTACCAATCATACCTTTCAATAGTACAGTTAATGGTACTAATATGAATTTTGAATGCGTTAGTGTCACATCTTTAAATGAGGATTATCTCTATGAGATTCCACCTAGCCCTAAAGGTAGAATGAACATATTATATAGAAATGATAAATTGGGATTCGGTAGTCCTAACACTGGATATTTCTTGTATTTTAAACAAGGTTCATTGCAGACTTATGATTTCAGCTTACAACAACAGATCAGTAATCAAATCATTCCTATCGGGGTGATTCAGGGTATAAACAACGATGACACATGGCTTTATAAAGTAAACACTAACGGTACCAGAACACAGTGGACTCAAGTAGATAATATATATGCTGACGCATATCTACAGACACAATCAAGCGACAGAAATATTTTTAGTGTTACTAGTGGATTTAACGACACTATAAGTTATGTATTTGGAGATGGAATATTCAGTAAGATTCCGATCGGGAATTTCAGAGCATATGTAAGAACTAGCAATGCATTGAATTATACTATAGATCCAGTAGAGATGAGTAATATAACTGTGTCTATGAGCTATGTTGATAGGACAGGTAAACCTCAGATATTGAC